GAATTCACCGTAGACCTCAACCCTAGCCTGTGGCGAATCCTCGCCATATTCCGCAATGATCTGCTCATATATCTGCTTGTCCGTGTCCTCGACCGTTCGGGAGTCGATGTTCTCCGTATGCCAAAAGTTGCGCTTGGCGTGGAAGCACTCATAGAAGTACCCCGAGTTGCGCCGGGGGTTACTAAACGCGAACCAGTACCGGTCAAGGATCGGTTCGGTAAAGAAGCCCGCACCGACCGACCAGATGGCGTCCGGGATACCGCTGGCCTCATCGAAGATCAGCATCATGCCGTCGTGGTTGTGAACACCGGCGTAGCTGTCGGGATTCTCTTCCGACCACAGCTTGCCTTCGGCTGCCCAGTAGCGCGTACCTTTCTTCAGGTCGCGCTCGACTAACTCCGTGATCCATTTGGCGGGCACCAGCTTGGTTGCGCTGATCTCCCACCAGTGGCTGTTGATGACCATCGCCTGCCACTTGGTCAGCTCACCCCATGTCACGGATCTAAGCTGCGCTTCACTGTTGGCGCTGACGATGACGGAAGAGCCGATGCGGGTTGACAGCATCCACAAGACGAGCCAGCTGACCAGCGCGGACTTACCGATGCCTCGACCGGAGGCTACCGCAGTGCGCAGGGCGTCCATGTCCAGCTGGCCCCGATTATTCCGGATGTGCGTGGCGATCCGGCGCAGGATTTTGCGCTGCCAGGTGCGCGGGCCTTTAAACTTGGCCAGCGGCGTGTTTGCTTGCCCCCACGGGAACGCAAACAGCACGAACGCCTCGGGGTCGTCCGCGATCGTCGGCGCCCACAGGCGGCTCATTAAGAGCTGCTCGCCCTCGGCGTCGTAGATGGGTTGCTGGGCCATTAGCGTGTATTCATAAAGAGTTCAGGGCGTTCCCAGTCGCGGCGCATTTTTTCTAGCTCGGGGTATTTTTTGGCTAGTCGGTCAATGTCGTACAAAAACCCTTGATTTTTCCGTGTCGCCATATTTTTAGCCGCCATCTGCCGGGCCGGGGTTGCGGTAGCAAAATACTCGTTAATAACTTCAACCGGGTTTTCTTGGCCTTCCGTAGACGGAAAACCGCTGGCGCGTATGTCGCGCAGCATTTCATCATACCGATCACTGTCCATCTGTTGTTTTAGCTGTTTTGCTGGATGCTCGCGTGTCCACTTTGCGCCTGCAGGGCCACGCATGCGTGCGTGGGTAGATTCATGCAGCATAGTACGCAAGGCGTTTAGCGTCTCTTCAGTTGTCAGGTTGTTTTCCGTGTCGCCAATATACCCGCCGCCTTGGCTTGGCGACATAAACATGGCGTTTATGCCTTCAGGGTCTAATTCAATGGTTCGCCGAGCTGGGCTGTATTCCCCGAGGTTTCTTTCGCCGGGTTTGCTGGCCAGCACAGTAGCGGGTGAAAACGCCACGTATTCTGGGAATTGCGCGCGCATTAACGCAGGCAATAACGCGGAGTATGCGTTGTCCGCTATTACGCGTTTTGTGCCGCCTATATTCTTAACAGAATACAAGCCTTCATACGGCAGCATATTTAGCGCGCTAGGCGCGAGCGCGTTCTTGGGTTGTGGCATGTTCCAAGTACTCCGGTTTCTGTTCCGTAATCAGCCCGTCGATGACGCGCTCTTGTGCCTGCTGCAGCGCTTGCGTGATGCTGATTTTGTTGGTGATGTCGACACTAATCTCTTGGCGGGCCGTCCAGCCGTGGCTGTGCTGCAGGATTGCGAGCGCCGCTTTTGAGTCGCCTGCCCGGGCGGCTTCGCGCAGGTGGCTGCTTGCCTCCATCTCGCTATCCGCGCGGCCCTTCATTACGGCCATCTCGGCTGCCGGGTCAAGCTCGCACAGCTGCCTGAACTCGGTGGGCAGCATGCCAGCAGCCAACGCCAGCGAGTCGCCCTTCAAGCCCAGAGCCGCTGCGTCATAGATCGCCTGAAGACGCGCCTCAGTCGCCTCTACCTTGCGCGGTGCGAACGGAATGGATTTGAACATGCTCGGATATTAGCAAATTATGTTTTGCTGTGTGCGTTTAGATTTAAAAAATAAAAAATTTTGTGCAGACCCTCCGTGGCCGCGACCGGTCGGCCGCCGGCCCCCTACCCCCCTGCCTCGAGTTAGTGAGCACTTACTAACATGTGAGTGAGTACTTACTAACCGTCTGGTGAGTGAGTGCTTACTAACCTAAGCGGCCGTGCTTGCATACATGTTAATTGTCATTATGTTACGCACGTCATGCACGTCATGTTTCGGGCGTTTTGCTTTTGCGTTTTGCGTTTGCGTGAAACATGTTTCACGGGCCTTTTTTGCGCGGCCGATCAACCTGGAAAGTGTTAGCAAAAAGAAATCAAAACTGTGGATAACTTTTGCTGTTGTCAAAATAGTATGCACGTCATGCACGTCATGAACGTCATGGGTTTGAAGTCGCGCCAGCGTTTGTGCATGCGCGGCCTACAATACAGACTGTATCCTATAAGATACACATTTTGAAAATTTTAAACCTTAACAAATAACTGCCACAATGACGTGCAAATAGCCAAAAGCTGCACCCAGTCTGGGTTATGGCGCACGTCATTTCACCCGTTTTTCATGACGTGCACAATGACGTGAATGACGTGCAAAACTTGTCAGATAAGCAGCGAAAATAAATGCAAAATAATGTTTGACATTTTCTGCACGTCATCTATAATTTGAGCGTGGTAAAACAATGTTGTGCAAATTAACTGATTAAATTTTAAGCAACTGGAGAAAAACGATGAAAAACTACGGATTCGAAATACTCTCGGCGCTCTATTGCGTCACGATGATTGTGACGGCCGTCTTGATGATGGCGGTCTGATATGAAGCCCACGATCGCAGAAATAATCGGCGCGTTGTTCGGATTCGCGTCACTCGCCGTCTTTGTTTTTATGTGCCTTGCTTATTAACCGGGAGAAATAGTCATGAGAGAAACTGAATTGTTCGGCCATGAAGAGTTTATTTGTTTTTGGCGTTTAGGCGCTGGCGACAAATACATTATCGAAACGCATGATGCGGATTTTTTCACCAAAGAAAACGGGTATTCCGAATCGGATATCGAGATTCTCGCTAATACACTGATCAGTGAATCGGCGGATTTATCCCGCCCGGGACAAGAACACTATGTGATGCGCATTTGCTAATTAACCAAAAGGAACCGACCAAAATGAAAATTTCCGTTACTTCAAAACTCGATGGCGTGCGCTCATGGTCTCTGCAGGCGATCGAAACGTGCCCGGGCGCGATCGCGTCGCCCGGCCAGTTAGTCGACGCATGCGCCGGCTGTTACGCCACTACTGGCAATTACCGGTTTGAGAATGTCAAAGCACCGCGCAGGCACAACAAAGAGGATTGGCAGCGCATCGAGTGGTGCGACGATATGACCGCCGAATTGGCCAAAGATACGCATTTCCGCTGGTTTGATTCGGGCGATATGTACACGCTGGCGCTGGCCGAAAAGATTCTTGAAGTAATGTGTCGCACGCCATGGGTGAAACATTGGCTCCCGACACGCATGCACAAGTTTCCGAAATTCCGTCAAGTATTGTCCGAAATGCAAGCGCTCAAGAATGTATCCGTGCGGTTTTCATCCGACAGCGTCACCGGCCAATATACAAAGGGTTTGCATGGCAGCGTGATCATCCCGACGCCTGCAGACGTCAAACGCGGTATGACATTGTGCGGCGCGTACGACAATGGCGGCGCATGCGGCCCGTGCCGTGCCTGTTACGACAAGAAAATCAAAGTGATCGCGTATCCGGCGCATGGCGTCAAGATGAACAAAGTAATCCGCATCAAATTGGCGGCGTGATGCGGTACCGCCTGCAGTACGGCCGCTTAGACTGCTTTGATGCGGTTATTCAGTGGCTTGATTACCCGCCGGCCAATAGCCGGTATATCACGCGGCGCGTGCCTGTACCGGCGCGCGCTGTTCCGACAATCGAAACCCACGGGAGAGCATTATGGTAACGCTATTCAAAACCGGCGATCGCGTGCAATACGCGCGCCAATGGCTCCGCTCGACCGGTCACTTGACCGGCGATATACCGCACGCAAAAGGCCGGATTATCAGTCTCTCGCCGGTATCCGCCGGCTTAGATATCGCAACAATCGAATGGGACCGGCCAGGTTTATCGGCCAAGGTATTGACGTCTAATTTGGTCCGCATGGACCGCATACAATTTGAAAGGGTTTAATTATGGCAAAACTCAAAACCGCAATCCTGCGCGCGCAGGAAACCGCCGAAATGACCGGCGCGAATGAAAACCTGCTTTGGCAAGCGCGCGCAGCGCTGTCGGATGCAATCAATAATCCCGAACCCGACGAGGGCCTTACCAGCGCTGAACGGGCACTATACTTGATTAACACTTACCTTTTGGAAACTGAACTATGCAAACGCTAAAAATTGACGGTACAACGTACACGCTGAAATTCGACAAAGACCCGATTCAGTGGGCGAAATTGGCGCGCAAGGCATGGAAGCCGGCTAAGTTTAAAGACCTGCGCAAGTTTCCGACGTGGATGCCGAACATGTCAACGGCGCGTTATGTGGCGCTATTTGATTCACTGAATTGCCTGCAAGCGCTGGAGTATTTCCCACGTTTAAACGTCGAAAGCACCGCGCAGTACGACTCGACAATGCCACTTCTGGAGAATCTGACCGATGAAAACGCAAATTGACACTTCCGCACCATGGTATCCGGCGCACCTCTGGCCGTACACATACACGCACGGTGACATCGAGCTGCTCTGCTTCGTTGACTGGGAACCCGCAGACCGGTCGGTCGGACTGGCGGCCAATGCCTGGCTCGTGCACGCGTACGCGGGCGGCGTTGATGTGGTGGAGCTGCTGAAAGACACGATTGTCAAAGATATTGAGACGGAGGCCGCATGTTCGCTCTCATCGGATTGATACTTGCCGCCATGCTGGCCGTCGTGCTAGGGTTATAGCGCGCCGCCTCTCCCGGCGCTGGCCATGTGGCCATCCTTCGGTTGCCCGCCAGCCTAACGGCTGCGCGGGCCTTTTTTTTATGCTTATTTCACCAGTCGCACGGCCGCTGGCGCGGGCACTTCCTCAACCATGCGCCGCAGTTCCGACTTCGGCGTATTGGCCAGCTCAGGCGCGCAGAATAGGTGCTTCTTGGTCGAATATTCGCGCGTATTGATGCGCCCCAAGTCCACCCACCCGGCTTCTTTCAGCGCGTGCAAGAGCGCTGCCTGCGGCACGCGCACGCCAGCTGGCGCACCGCCCGACAAGCGGTCGCAGAGCGCGTAAAAGGGCGACGCCACAACACCCTGCGAGAACTCGCCCAGCCGGGCCTGCATCATTTCAACCAGATACGACTCAGCAGTCGAACGACCCTGCTCGACCATGATCATCTTAGCCTCAGTGAGCGGTGGGGATGCGCCCGGGTTGAACTTCGACACGTCACGCTGGTATAGCCAGCCAGCGGCCACGGCCAGCCCGCCGGCCTTATACCAGTCCCAAATCGCCAGCCCTTCGGCCTCAGTCATCCTCGGCGCATCCGAAAACGTGACGAACCAGCGTCGATCGTCGGACGGCAAACTAAGCGGCACGCGCTCATTCGAGAACGCCAGAACGAAAATGCGGTTCAGTGCCTGATATGGATGCAGGCCCTTGCGGTTCACCTGCAGGAACTCAGGCGGGGCGGCGATGATGGGTTTTAAGTGGTTTTCCATCGCCCGGCGGTCGCGCGCCTCCGTCTCGCGCAGCTCTTCAAACACCATGACTTCGGACTCGAGCGCATAGCCCCACTGCGACGTAATTTCCTCGTTCCGAACAATGGCCACGTTGGCGAGTGACTCGCCGCCGATGCCCCACAAGAACGGCTGCCAGAGGGTATCCTTGCCCGACCCTGGGTGACCGATATGCAGCACCGCGTGGTTGATTTTTTTGTCCGGGTTCTGCAGCTTGTAGGCCATGACATTTAAGACGTGCTCACGCTCGGCAGGATCCGGAATCATGCGCTCGACATGGCGCAGCCAGACGCCCGCGTCGCCCGACTTGATTGCCGGGCGGTGGTTGACCCACCGGTTGCCGTACACTTGCCCCTCACGCGACACCAGCACGGACTCACCTGCCGCATACGTGATGCCGGCTAAAGCGAGCGCACCTTTCGCCTGTCGGTTCTCGTCAAAGCATACAGACGCCTCAATTCGGCGCGCGTTTTTTGCCTTGTGGATGGAATAACAGGTGACGTGTCGAAAGAGTGC